TGGGTATTTAGCTCAATTGGTTAGAGCATCTGACTGTTAATCAGAAGGTTATAGGTTCAAGTCCTATAATATGCACTTTTAATAATTAAGAGTCAAGAACCATGATTATAAAAAACAAAACAGTAAATGTTTATGATATTGAAATTTTCCCAAACTGTTTTCATTGTACAGTAAAAGATACAGAAAAAGATATATTACATAAATTTGAAATATCAGAAAGAACAAATCAATTATCAGAATTAGTAGATTATTTTTATTATAATAATTCAGATATATTATTTTGTGGTTATAATAATAAACATTATGATGATGTTATTATAAACTATATGATAGATTATAATTATAGAATGAAAACTCTTGATTATAAAGAAATATGTAAATCTTTGTATAATTTATCTAGTACAATTATAAATAGCGAAGAAGGTGATACTATAAAATTCAGAAAATGGAAATATGCAAATTATTTTTATTCAATGGATTTATTAACTATGCAATTTAGTTCAAAATTGAGAGTAGGATTAAAAGAAATGCAAATAACAATGCATTATAAAAATGTTCAAGAATATTCTGGAGATTTTAATAAACTACTCAAAAATGATGAAATAAATGATATGATTGAATATAATGTAAACGATGTTGAATCTACAACAGAATTATTAAATCGTTTAACATCAGATATAGAATTACGTTTATTTATAGAAAAAGAATATGGTATAGACGCTCTTTCAATGGATAGTGTTAAGTTCGGCGAAACACTTCTTGCTAAGAAGTATTGTGAAGCGACAGGACTTAATATGAAAACATTGAGTGAAATGCGTAGTCCAATGGATTATATTCCATTGAAAGACGTCATACTACCATTTATAAAATATAAAAACCCAATATTACAAGACGTTCTAGAAGAAATGAAAAAGCAGTTAGTTTTTTCTAAAGAACGCAAAGGCTATGAGAAGAAGTTTGTTCTCTCAAACATATGCTATTCTGTGGGAGTTGGTGGAATACATTCAATCAACAAACCACAAATCTTCATTCCTAATGACAATGAATATATAGGACATAGTGACGTAGCATCAATGTATCCTTCATTTATAATAAAATATGGATGGATTCCCCGTCATTTAGGTAAAGAATTTTTGCTAGTATACAAAGGTATCTATACCGAAAGAATAGAAGCAAAACATATTGGACAGAAACTTAAGAGTACTGCATTAAAATTAGCTCTTAATTCTGTAACTGGAAAAATGCAACAAGAGACAAGTTGGATGTACGATCCATTTTCCGTATTTAAAATACGAATTAATGGACAATTAATATTATTAATGTTAGTGGATCGTTTATTAGAATTAAATTGTAAGATTGTACAAGTTAATACTGATGGTGTAATGTATATTGCTCCTAAAGAAAACAAAGATAAAATACAGGAAGTTATCTCTGAAGTGGAACAAATAACACAACTTACTTTTGAAACAGATAAATATGAAGCGTTTTATCAATACGCAGTCAACGATTATTTTGGGGTGGTTGATGGATATGAACAATCTAAAGATCCAAAATTGATAGAAAAAAAGGGAATGTTTATTACAAATACTAAACTTGGAAAAGGACTAGCACCTGTTATAATACCCAAGGCAGTAATAAACTATTTTTTAACAGGAGAATCTGTTCAGAATTTTATAAAAAGAAGTTCTGATATTAAAGATTTTCTAATGACACAACGTGTAGATAAGAAATTTAAAGTTATACATGGAAATACACCAGTACAACGAATAAATAGATTCTACGCTTCAACAAATGATTATTATATTTATAAAGTATCTCCAGAAGGACAAGTTAATAATATTTTAACTAAATCTGGAGTAACTATATTAAATACATTCGATAATAAACCAATTACAAATAGAAATATTAATTACCAATATTACATATCAGAATCAAATAAAATAATAAATGATTTTATATGTAGAGAATTAGACCTATTTGATTGAACTTGTTAACCATAGAGTATAAAAGTATGATTATTGAATTAAATACAAAACTTCTGGAAATACCAGAAAAAATCAATTTAAATCAGTTAGTCTTCCTAAGTATGATATTGAATAAGAATCAAAAATTAAATAATCAAGACGTTCGCAAAATTGTCAGCCTAATTAGCGACGAAGACATATCATACTTAAAAGAACAAGGACTTATAACCTCGATAGAGAGAGGAAATTCAATTACATTTAATGAAACAGAAAAATTAACTAACTATATAAAAATAGATAAAAGTTATTTTGATGTATTTTATGAAATGTACCCATCGTATGTAATACGACCAGATGGAGTAAAATCTTATCTGAGAACAAATTTGAATAAATGTAGACATTTATATGAAACGTATATTGGCAATAGTCAAGATACTGCAATCCATATAAATAAATGTTTAGAAAAAGAGATATCTAAAAAGATGTCTCAAGGAAAAACAGGTTACATGAAAACAATGTGGAGATGGTTAGTAGATCATCAATGGGAAGAAATTGAAGAAGAAATGAAAGATAATGAACAAATAAAACAGATAGATTCATATGGAACAGAACTTATCTAATTTTATTCGTCCAATGTCTATTGTAGCTCAAGAAGCAATAAATTATATTGCAGGAAGAAGAGAGCATTCCATTGTATCATTAAAAACACGGTGGAATAAATTCAATAAACAATGTATGGGAGGTATTGAACCAAATACCGTATATACAGTAGCTGGAATTTCAGGAAGCGGAAAGAGTAGTTTTGCTAATCTTATCCAAACTGATTTAATTGATTTAAATCCTAATGAGGAAATAATAATTCTATCTTTTTCGTTAGAAATGGTTGGATTTAGGCAAGTTGGAAGAACGTTATCTAATAAACTTAGAAGAACAACTTCGACTTTGTATAGTTCGGAAACGGACCTCGATGACGATACATTTAAAAAAGTCATTGCAGTATCTAATAAGCTAAAGGAGTATCCTATCTATTTTGTAGATAGCCCAACTACTCCAATGCAAGTAGAAGAAATTATTAAAGCATTCTATGAAAAATATGTAAAAGGAACTAATAAACATTTTATAATTGTTTATGATCATGCTTTGTTAACAATACAAGTTGGCTCTATAATAGAAACAATAAGTCAACTAGAAAAAGTATTTATACAAGCAAAAAAATATCCTTTAACTTCAATTGTACAATTAGCACAAATGAATAGAAACATAGAATCCTCGGAAAGGATAAACAATCAATTAAGTCACTATCCAATGAGAAGTGACATTTCTTCATCAGATGCACTATTTCAAGCAAGTGATTATGTTTTAGTTATACATAGACCAGAAATATTAAATATACAGGAATATGGACCAAATCACTTATCTACTATTAATAAAGTATATATCCACATCTTAAAAAATAGAGATGCTGGTAAACCATGTATACTAGAATTCGAGAACGACTTAAAATATAATAACTTGATCGAATGTTAATAGTGTGTCTAAATTAAATTTAGGCTGAATATGAAAAATTTTATTTTTAAAACAAACAATAGCAACAATAGTACCAATAACAATAATTATTCTTTTCGTACATATGATTATTCTAAGATTCTTGATGATCTTATTATTAATAATATAATGGATAATAATCAGTATATAACAGATGCAATTATAGCACATGATCTTCCCAATAATGGAAAGACTTTTTATATAAAGAAGGATAATAATATAACAAGCGATAAGTTTATTAAGGCATTTAAGTTTTTATCAAACTTTAATAATGAGGCTCCGGCTAATTTGCCATTTAAATTTGGTAAACTTTATAAACTTACAAATGGTACTCCAATTATATTTTATAAGGATGAAATTCAGATAGGATTTGATCTTTATTCATATAATGATTTTGCAAACATTGATTTTATAAATTCATTGAATACAAATACAAAAAAGACAATTATCGAGATTTATACAAATAGTAAAAATATCGAAATTAGTCTTTAATTTAAATAAAACTATAAGTTATGATAGTATTACCTACAACAAAAATTCCAGCAATTTCAACTAATCCACAATATCTAATTCTTTATGGTCTTCCAAAAGCAGGAAAAACTTCTTGTTTAGCACAAATGGATAATAATTTAATTATAGATTTAGAGGGTGGAAGTACATTTACAGATGCCATGTCTGTACAATGTAGAACAATTAGTGAATTAGGAGAAGCTGCTCAAGCCATTAGAGCTAAGAATACGGAAGTGGGACATAATTTCTATAGACATATTACAATAGATAATGCGACTCGTTTGGAAGACATATGTCTTTCTTATGCAGCTGCATTATATCGTAAAACCGAACTAGGTAAAAACTGGAAAGGAGATGATGTAACTACTCTACCACGTGGAGCAGGATATAAATATCTTCGTGACGCTGTAAAAAAAGTAATTGATATGTTTAAGGATCTTTGCGACGAATTTATTTTAGTAGGACATGTCAAAGATTCAATTACAGATAAAGATGGCGAAGAAGTATCAGCTAAAGAGATCGATTTAGTTGGTAAACTCGGTAAAATTGTATGTGGAATGTCTGATGCGGTTGGTTATGTATATCGCAAAGGAAAAGAAACTCATATATCATTTAATGGTGGTATAGGAGAAACTATAATGGAAGCGAGAGCTAAGCATATTGCTGGTAAAGATATAGTAATCGCTACTGGTAACGAAGATGGTAGTATAACTACCTATTGGGATAAAATCTATAAAGATTAAGTCTAATTTTAAGAACTATTAAGTCAATAAATAAGAGATTATGTATAATACAAAAACAGCAGTTATTAGTAATAATGATTCTTCTTATATACCAGCAGGTATTAATGAGAATGTATATTTAAAAGAAATAAATATTCGTAAGTCACCTACAGACAAAGACTTTTTGGAAATTGTTTTTGAAAACGAACAAGGTCAAACTGCAACAATGACAGAATGGAAAAACGAAAAAAATGCATGGATTAAAACAGATGAAGATTTACAACATCGTGATGATCTACAATTTGGACGTATAATGCAATTAATTAATTGTTTCAATTTGTCAGTAGAAGAAGAGTTTGATACTTTTGCAGAAATGATTAAATGGGTTAAGAAAACACTTGACCAATTTACAAAAAATAAGAAATATCTTCGTCTTAAAGTATCTTATGATAAAAATAATTATACACGAGTTTCAACATATGGAATATATGTAGAACCAATGGATATTACTAAGACTCAAATTAAAAAATATGCTCGTGATAATTTCGAGCGTCAAGTAATAGCAGATGCAGAAAATACATCTGATCCACTTACTGCTTCCACCAGTAGTATTCTGGAATCTGAAAAATCTTCAGCAAATGAGTTACCGTTTTAATAAAACGATAATGGTGGAGTTGGCATAAAAACCAAAGTAGTACTGGCCCTACTATAAAAAGGCCAATAAGACACGAACGGATGTTGTAAATAAATGTGAAAATTTGAATTGTTTTTTACGTTAAGTTAGTTTACTATTGAAAATATTACAACAAGAGGTTCGACTCCTCTTCGTGTCACAATTAAAATAGAACTTATAAGTCATGTATAGTACAAAAACAGCAATAACAGTAGGTTTAACAGACCTATTATCAATGTTGGACGATTATAGTATATATTCTTATTATTTAGGTACAATAAAAATAGGAAAACTTATAAATAGTCCATTACGAAACGATGATAAAAATCCATCCTTTGCAATCTTT